GTCTATTGGGCCTACTATTTGTAAAAATGTTGCCATCGGGGGGTCTATTTGCGCTGTCCCTGCTCCTGAATCTCTGTCAAAATCTGGCCCCTCGGCAGGCATAACAGACACCGCCCCAGCTGATGCCGCCCCTGCTACTTGCTGCCAGTAATAATAAAGGCTAACTCTATCCCCTTTCTCAAGAAAGGCTGTCACATCAACAGGGAAAGTTTGGGTGTTTTCAAAAAACTGACCAGGAGTGGCTACAGTAAACACAAAATTGTTCTGACAATCCACTATCCTAGAAGATCCTGGATCTTCATTCACAACGATAGAGGCGCACTGTTTAATGTTGGTAAATCCAACGGCGATTCCAGCTATGAGATATTGAACCATAACTTGGCCCTTTATATTATACGATCCTGTCTCAGGAACCTCGAAAACATTTGCGCCTAGATTAGCTATGCCCTCCGTATCTAATCCGTATCTTAGAGCCGGGGTAGTCGCACCGGTGCTATCCATCTGAATCAGCCTCCAGTTTGCGGGATTGTTCATCCCTCCTGAAGCCTGTGCTACTGTCCTTCTGGATGTGGGGAACATATACGCCTTCGAGTTTTTGGGCTGAGTAACCGCATAGCGGCCCTGGCCTGCCGAACCTATAGCGGCTACATCAACCTGTAAGCTGTCGTTTGACCCCAGGGTTCCCAAATAATGATGTATATAAGCGGTTTTGCTTACGTCTAAAATAGAGCTTACTGGGTTGTATGACGCTTGAGACTCAAACCGCGCTTGATTTATATAGCAGATTCTATCTCCGGTCACCCTAAAACCAGCAGAAGCATAATCCGTAACACTGCAAGCGCCAACGTTAAGATTGTCACAAAATGAATCTATACCAATGTCGCAATTATATATTGTGCTTGAGTCGCTTATGGAACAATTGTAGCTTGTGCCGCCATTTTCTAGCAACGTTATACCCACCCCGGTACTGTTGGTCCCGTCCAAAACAGAAGTTCCAGAAATAGCAGCGTCAATCGTGCAATTTTGTGCATTGGCAATTGTTATACCTGAAGCATGGCCGGAAATAATGCAATTCTTAATCTCTAACCTTATCACTGGGCTTCCAGGATTGTTAGCAATAATTGCTGTGCCGCTAGAGCCGTTTGGCGCTCCAGATACAGAGGGTGCGCCATCTTCATGAGCAATATTTAAACCCTCTATGACGCCACCAACAACGCCGCCCAAAGCAGTAAAGGTAGATGCTGTGGCGCTAGTGTTAACCAGCTTAGTGAAAGAAGTTCCATTTTGTTCTGCATCAATACGGATAGAAAAGCCAGCCGGAAGGGTAAGCCCAGTATGCTCTATTCTCCCGCTTGGAATCCTAAGATCTTGACCTGTGGTCTGAGCGTCATTAATTGCAGATTGGAGGGCAGAAGTTTGATCAGAACCCGGCAAATCGCGCACATAATAAGGCTTATCTGCTGCATTTAACCCTCGGTTTAAGGTTGAACCTTTAACTGTTGTCATGATAAAACCTCAAATTTAATATCATCATTGTCCTGTAAACTCCTAACAAATATTACCTGTGTGCCAGAGCTTTCTGTGTAATCTTCTGAAATGTTCTGCCTAAGACCGTTCACATATACAAAAAGCTGAGAATCGCCTGGGGTGTATGTCAATGATAGTAGATTATACAGAGTATTATTACTTGACCCGTCAGAGCCTAGCTGGTTCTCATCCTGATAAACTGTTGATCCTCCAGAAGCCCCGCCGGACCCGCTAGCATCATCAATAGTGCGAATTACCGCCCCATTTTCATCTCTTAGCTGGTAGGTATAAATACCGTCAAGCCAAACATCACCCTGAATAGATCCGTTAATATCTAGCGTATATGGATTGTCCTGTGGTGTAGTAAATTCTGGATCAGAATAAATGGTTTTTGGAGTGGTAGTTTTATTCTCCCAAAACTGTACTGTCCCGTTAGCAACTGGGTCGCCATTGTCATCTAAAAATTGCTGGTAAGCTGTTACAAATCTATTGCTCATTTTCTTCACCTAAGACTATAGCCGCTCCTGATGCCCCGATAGCTGCCCCCTTTTTCTCTTGCGCTATTTGAACAGCTTGCTCTAATAACTCGTCAGATTTTAATCCAGAAAGGTCTATATCCCCCTTCATTAACAGCTCGGACAATTCAGCGGGATCTCTTTGTCCTTTAGGGGTGTGTTTTTTGTATGCCTTTGCTATTTTTTCAGCATCCTTGCCCGCCTTTATAACAGAGTCAGCAAATTCAGCGTTTTTTATCGTCATTCTTTGGGCGAGTTTTCTTGAAACCTGGCCAACCAAAGGGACCACCATTGCCCCCATAGGTCCAGCCGCAACAGCGCCAGCTCCTACGCCACTCATAGCAGTAATCACATTATGTGCACCGCCCTCTGTAAATCCAAATCTTCCAATAAGTCTAGCTATGTTTTCGGGGGTGTCTCCTCTTACCACTCTATTCATGGCTGCAATTTCGTCTGGCTTAAAAAATTTTCTTTTGTTTTTATTGTTTAGAATTGATCTAAATTGAACCCTGACACCGTTCTCAAAACCGCTGGCCTGGTTTCTGGCTTTTTCAAAAGACTCCTCAAGCATTTCTGATCGCTTAGCCCGCCCCCATAAGTCTCTTGCAACCCTATACTTCTTGCCTATTTCAGCTACCCCTTCGCCAGTAACAAAACTTTTGTTATTAACAGTATTTAAAAGATTGTCTATTTCATCAACAAATCTTCCAGCGATCATTCCGTCTTTACCGCCAGCGGATATTGCGTTTTTTGCTACCTCTCTAAGATTGTCTAATTCTGTTAAGGTAAGCTGCTTTCCAGAGGATTCCTGTAGTCTCTGCAATGCTTTTGCCGAATTTGGTGTTATGTCGGCATCAATGCCTTTTGACTCTGCTATTTTTTCGACCTGTTTAACCATTTTCTTATAAGGCGATTGTTTTAAAACCGCGCCAGTTTCGTCTATTTCTTTAAAAATAGCTCTAGAGGTATCTAACAGCTGATCTTTTGACGGTAGCGCATTATTAATATCTCTTGCTATCTGTCCTGCTTCCCTGTTTTTTTTGATCCTCTTTGAAAGCCTTACACCCCCCTTACCTAGACCCAAACCTAAAACCTCGGTTGCCAGAGTAGGTATAGTGCTGGCAGCGGCAGCTAATGCCTCACTGCCCGTAGCCTCATAAACAGAATCACCCAAAGCAGTCTCAGCTTGTTCAAACTTCTGAGCAACAGGGGCAACAGCCTCGCCTGTAGCTTGTAAATATTCCCGGCCTGTTTCGGTTCTAGGGTCATAGGTCAACGCTTCTCTAACATAGCCTACAGCTTCGGAGCCTGCGCCTTGGTCGGCTAAAGGATTAGCAGCTTGTGCCATTCCAGCAAGTCCAGCTAAGGGCTCAGCAACTGCGGAGGACATAACGGTCATACCAACCTCGCCCGCGCCCATCATTTTTTCGACCATAGAAGGCTCTTGTTGTGGCGCAACTGGCTCTGGGGCTTTAATCGCTCCTCTAGAAATAAGCTCATCCACAATAGAACGCTTGTCAGCGGGTATCTGATCGATAGCTCCGCGACTAATAAGCTCTTGGTATATCTCTATCTTACTAGAGGGCATTTAATAGATCCTCAGTGCTACTTTCTTTAATGTCTATGTTTACAGATTCCGTCAAACGCTCGCCTTTGACCTCTGGCGAAAACCCCAGTTTGCCCCGTAAACTTTTAGCCTGCCTAACTTTTTGTTCAATGAAGGCATCCAGCTGTGCATTTTTCTCATCGGCTGAAAGGTCCGGGTCGCCCAACGTAGCCTTTAAGCTTTGGCCCTCTTGGAAGGTGAACGCCGCTCCAAAGGTTTGTTTTAACAATGGTAATATTTCGTTATCCACCGTTGCTATATATTTAGCTCTAGCGGTAGCCCCTTCTGTTGCCCCAAATCCTAGTTCTCTGACGGCTGCATCATATAACTTCCCTTTTTTTGTATAGGTTGCTATTTGCCCAAGCTCTTTTAAGTTGTCAACAACATCATACAGGCCTGGCAACGTGGATTCTAAATCTAAGAGTTTTTGCTTGTCCTCAGCCATTGATTTACCCTCTACTTTAAACTTGTTAACAAGCTTTTGTATTTCAGGCTCAGTAGCTAGTTTGATTTCTGCTTTTACCTCTTGTTTGCTTTTTTCTTTCCATACGTCCAAATCAGCCTGACCTTTAGCAGATAGGCCCATTTTATTTACAGGGGTAAGCTCGCCCTCTGGCTTAATACCTTGTCCAGTTACATCCGTGAGCTGAGCAGTCACTACCTCGGTATTAGGATCAACAAATGTTTGCTGAGAAAAAAAGTTCTTTCCGTCGGTGAAAACTAAATCACCCTCAAAAGCTTTTTTTGCAGCGACAGGAGCGCCAGCGTTTTCGCCAAACTGAGCCAGCATTGGCAATACATCAAGCCTTCCTTCAAATGCGCTGACATCTTGACCAGCTGCTTTAAAGTAGTCCAAAGCTTGAGCGTAAGCTTGCTCTTGCTGCTCTTCTGGCTTATCTAAAACCCATTTAGATATGGTGCCTATCTGACCCTGTAACTCCTGCTGCCTTTCAGCGGCTAGTTGGTCAGCAGCAATTTTATTTTTTCTGTCCATCTCAGCTTGCTGTGTACGCCTCTGCTCGATCATTTGAGCTTGCTTCGGGTCTAGCATGTACAGGCTCTCTAAAGCCCTAGGGTCGCCCCTGGAGGCCCCCATAGCCAACTGACCACGCCTGCGGGCTAAACCGCCCTCTCTCATTCCTGACAAAGTTTGTCGGGTTGGTCCCATGTAAAAAGACTGCGGCATTAGATATAGCCTCCCCTCCTTGCATCGCCAAATAAATCCATACCCATTCCTAAGGCCTCTGTTTGCCCCTGCTGATTACTCATCATTCCGCTTAATCTAAGATCAGAAGCACCCTGCTGTGCGGCAATGTTCTGTGCCCCAATATTTGCGGCCTGTCCCAAGCCAAGGCTGGAAACGTTCTGAGCTACTTGGGGGTTTGCTATATTTTGAAGCGTGTTCATGTAATTAGATAAGGCAGTTTGTTGCGCTCCGTATTTCTGTTGTCTTTGCCCTTGCTGGTACTGCAATGCCGCCAGCTTATTCCTTGCGCCTATATCTGCAAGCTCTCTAAAACGAGTACCACCATAAGCTTCACCGCGACCCGCCAGACCATAAGTGGCCGCATCCAAGCCAGCCTCCTCAATCATTTGCATCATATTAGGGTCAACAGCATACGCCTCTTCTATTCCTGTTGCATAAGGGCTGTCCATGTATAATGATTCTCCATCTGCCAGGCCCATCTCCGTAAGCAGCTGCCCATATCCAGTTTCAGCGCCCTGCATATAAGGACGCATCCTGCTCAAAGTATCTGCGTATCGCTGCTCATTGAGCGCCTGCGCCTCTCTTGAGGCTTGCAACGTGGCAGCAGCCTCTTTTTCTGCGGCCTTTTCTGCGCGTTTGCCAGCTTTTCGTGCCTGCGTTGCTCCTAGTAAGCTGGAGCCAATAATTGCTGTTTCTATGCCCATAGTTGATACCAATATATCTCTTTATCTAAACCTATTAACTTAAATCCTGATCTTGGTAATAATTTTTGCTTTACTTTATCGTCCATAGGTGCTATACCGTATATTATAACATACTTTTCAAGCATCCAACCCCTTATATAGTCCCAATAAAAGCTCCATTTACCACGATGCTCAGGCCTAACCGCAATATGAAAAACATACCCGTCTTCTCTAGGCTCAAACATCAAGCATCCTGCTAGCTCGCTCCCCTTGAATAATCCGTATACATCAAACTCCTCACAAATCTTTTTACATTCTTTCCGGGTCATTTCGGGTGCTATTTGGTCAATCCTGTACCTGTACTCGTCAAGGTACAAATCAACAGCTTCTTTGTGCGGCCTTATTTCCCAATCCATCCAGTGTCTCCCGTTCCGCTTTCTTTTACATATAAAGTAGTACCTGCGCCTCCCGCACTATTTAAGTACAATGTGCCGGGTGCTGCTTCTAATACTCCCTCAGGGCTTCCTGATCCAAAACGAATTAGCTTCAAAAGCTGCCTGATACACTCGTTTTGATCAAATACAATAGTTTCAAAATAAGTAGTTGGTGTGCCACCTGGGGCAACAATCTCTACCTCCAGATCTAAATCTTCAGGTTCTGCCATTATCTTCTAATATCCGCAAAGTGGCCGTAAAAAGTAACGTCTACTGGGTCTGTCACTCGGTAAACAACATTAAAGTCTTTATGTCTAACTAACTGTCCGAATCGCCTGATCGGTACGCGCTTCCTAAAGTCGCCAATTTCCCCTATAGATATATCACCCCAATTAGTGTAGGTATACCCGCCATCTTTCGAGTACTCAATCATCATTCTTGGATCTGACCCCTGACCATCGTTAAGGCCCACCCCTACCTCCATATCTACCTCTATTAGCGGAATTGTTACGTTTGTCTCATAGCTTATAGAAGGCATTCCAACAACGGCCTCAAGTATCTCACCGTCCTCATCGTAAGCAGCCTCATCTATTGTATAAATCTTTCCTGACTCGTAATCGCCAACCAAAGACCTACCGAGAAAACTGCCAGAAGAATTGGCTCGCCATCTGTCAGATTCCCACGATTCTCTATAATGCGCCCGCCCGGTGCTTAAATCATAAGCCCAGGTAATGCCCAGAGCAGGTATGGTGAGGTAGTACGTTTTGTGTATGGTTTCATCTACCCAAAACCCAAAGGCATTGCTTAACCCTGTAGTTCCAGGTCTACGCGCTGTGCCATTTCCCCTGATTCTAGTTTCTAAATCAAGGTCTGATATTTTTTTCATAGTATTGCCGATAACCATTCTGACCGTCCCATCATCAGCCAGAAAAGCAAAAGCGTCTTCTATCTCTGCTAGTGAATCGACAGCCGCTATACCTCTCTGGAAACTAGCACCCTTTACCACTCTTAAAGGAAACTCAGGGTTAGCAGCATTAGTAAAAGATTGGTAATATTCAATTGTTGTATCACCTAGAACCCATAAAGCAGACTTTTTAGCAACGACGCTAACAACGTTGTCAGGCGCTTCCTGAGCAACGCCTAAGGCGGATACAGGCCAGGTCTGACCATCGGATACAGCAGAGCCAAAAAATTCATTCGTCCCATCTCTTGCCGCCCAAAATTGTTCATTTAAGATTGTGATCGAGCTTGTAGGATAAAAGTCCGGGTCTGAAATTAGAACCAAGCCGTTAGTGTTGTTGTATGTGTAACCAACCCCCTGACCGTTTATTATTAAAATCTCATTATCCCCAGGAAAACTGTTTGGAACTAACTTTGCTCGTCCTAAGCCTCCAATGAACCCAAGATCACTAACATTCAATCCCGCGTCAAACCTGTACAAATTTGATCCGGAAACTACGTAAGCAAACCCACTATTGACTAGAATATCAGACCGTATAGGTCCGTCACCCACCTCTATAAGCGTGGTCAACCCCGGTTCTCGTGTGACTTTTTTGAAGGAGCCGTCATTATTTACCTCTAATCGCATATTGATTAAAGGGCAGTTCATCTTTTTAGAGTCATAATCCTGCGTGGCAGCGCCTAAGGGTATTCTTGTTATTGCCATCTAAACATCCTGAACTCAAAATCGGTCACTGAATTATCATAGGACAATGCCTGATCCAGTGATGACTGCGCTTTTTCCTTGATTTCTGACACCAGCTCTGGATCGGTCACGCCGTACTTAGTAAGAAGACGCTTAGCCAGGCCCATAATAATTGCTTCTTGGTAATACATTGGCCAGTCCAAAACCTTGTCGCCATCAGTCTCGCCAAATATTTCAATTAATCGCTCATAAGTAAATCTAAGATATAACTCGGCAGTTTGTGGTGCATTCCAAACAAACATAGTACCCGTCGTGTTTTCATTGTCCTGCCTGGTGTAATAGACAGCCACCGGGAATCCCAATTGTGTTTTAAACGGCAGTTCATTGTATTGTTGTCTGTTGTAAGAGTTTACAGGTATTTCCTGCTGGTTCTGGTCCACTCGCCTCACGTTATCATCCATTAACCTGGATACGGGCTTGAAAGCCTCTGTGGAGCTATAAGTGAAAACAGCAGCGCCTGATATAACATCAAGGTTTAAGCCGTCTGTGAGCGTCACAGTGCTTCCTATGGGCGAACCGTTAACCGTAGTCCATTGAATTGTGTTATCTGATAAAATGATACCTATATTGTCTGAATCAGTAACATTTGATACATCCTGAACATCAATAGTGTTGCTGCCAGCCGTTTGAGCTGCGCTAGTGCGAGTCTTAAATGATTGATTGGTCAGCCTAGAAGTGCCAAAGTCATATTCAATCTGGCCCTTTTGAAGAAACAGCGTACCTTCTGTGTACGTCCACAAGTGTATACCTTGTGCCTGCCACTCTAGAAGCATTCTATTTAAAGTCCTTCTTCCCTGCCGCCAATCAGCACCAGATAAGGACTCTCCTTGAGAAGCTACTTGTATTTCGTTAAAAGCCTCTTCCAAGATCTCATTTAAAGTATATCTTAATTCTGTTTGTCCACTGGTAGCCATTAAATAATCTCAATTGTAGGGGTGGAGCTTTCCACCGGTATTTGTGGTCTGGCATCCCTAATAATTGTCTGGGGCTGGATTCGTGGCGCGAAGTCTTGAGGCTGCCTAGGATTGTTCGCCCCAGGTATAACCAGAAAATCATCCCATCTTAGCTGTAGATGAGATCGCTTGTACTTTGCGCCGGAAACATCATCAATAGAATTACATGTTCCAGCTTCAAAAAAATCTTCATGCTTAGGAGGGGTATAACCCATAAATCCTCCTTATCGGTTGCCCTGCTGCATAAACTTGCCAGTAGTGGCACCAGTTGCGGTAATTCGTATAGCCTCTAGAGCTACCTCTTGAATAGGAACGACACCAGATCCGGGAACGGCAGCTGTAAGCGCTGTGCCTGACTTGTCGTCCAAAGTACTCCATGTGGGAGTGACGCCAGCTCGGTTTACTTGGTCAAGCGTACCCTCAACCAAAGCAGAGCCAGTTTTTATATTGATAGCGTATTCCGGGGTCCCATATCTATTTACCTGAATAACTTGCGTTTCAGCATCAGCTAAATCAATATCAACATTTATAGAATTGCTCATTTATATCTCCAAAAGAAAAAGGGGAGGATAAACCTCCCCAAATCTCAATTAAGCACCAGAACCGTAGAACCCGCGCCAATCAGTTACTCCTGTTGAGAAGTAAGTCATGCCGATGTGACGGTAATTCAAAGTATTGGTGTCTGAGTTATCACTACGGAAAGTGTGACCCATACGGCTGAAGAATTTGCCAGCGTCTGGAACGTCAGTAGTAATAAACCACTTGCTAGTATCTGTGAAGTAATGGTTTACACTATAGCCTTCAGGGAATTTACCCATATTGACAATAGAGTTAACAGCATTGTTCGCAGTGCCTGGTTGGAAGTTTGAACCCAAAATTCTATGGATATCAAAAGTCAATTCAGGCGGTACACAAACACCTCGAACCTTAGCGTTAATGCGCAGGCCAGCGTTGTCTACATAGCGACTTACAGCAATACAAGCATCTTCCAAAGCTGCCTCAGACAATGCTGTAGGAGCTGCGAAACGGTTAGAAGCTGTACCACTTTTAAGTACGTGGTCTTCAGAGAATAAAGGTTGACCATCACCAAGCTGAACAGCAGCATTGTAGCCTTCGTTAATAACGTCAGCGCCAACAATGTTTTCAGTTTGTTGCAATGAGTTTTCTAGCATACGCCCTGATTTTTGAATCATGTTGTAATATAGATTGTTAGCCATTGCTTCAAAAGTGATGACAGTACCAAGAGCGTAAACAGTGTTTTGGTAAACAGTAGTGTAAAGCTGTTGTTCACCATCGGTTACGATCTCTTGACCTTCTGGTTTTTCTTGAGCAGAAGTTAGACCGGCCATGCTTACGTCAATCTCGTAAGCTTTCTCGGAATCTTCCACGGATAAAAAGGCTTTATATTCAGGTTCGTAGCGTTCGTACTCAAACTGTGCTACTGCGTTTACACCTTCTTGTAAAAGGCGCTGAATATTACCTTGGTTTACGATTGCATTAGACGACATTAGTGACCTCCTTATACGCCATTAGAGCCAAACGCAAGGTTTGATTCGTTAATACGGACACGAAGGTTGGCATTGGCGCTTGAAATGTCATCATTCTCTCTTGCTTGTGTAACACCGAGAATCATAAGCTGAGCGCTTGAACCTGTCGCAATAGTAGCCGCATCAAGCTCAACAGTAGAACCGCCAGAGATGGTAGAACCGGTCTCAGCAGTAATGTCAGCAACAGAGTTAACATCTGTCACTGCTATCGTGTCACTAGCTTGAATCTCAAAAATGGTGTAAGGAGCAGGGACCGCCAAGATCTGACGCTCAGTGCTAGCAGGGCCATACAGAGTGTTTAGGCTTTCGTTTTGAAAATCAGGTAAAAAACCCGTGATAATGTAGTCAATATTTTCGCCAGCAGCAGCCAACTCAACAGCCTGGAATTTACCAGAGGCATCAGAAGAGCCGACAACCTTAACAGGTGAGCCAACGAAAAGATCAACCGCATAAGAATCAAGAGCAACGACCTGGATAATAGAGTCTTTGTAGTTTCCGCCATTAATGGTTGCGATAGGACGCAGACCAAAAGGCGCATCAACATTTGCCATGAGTAATCCTCAATTGGTTTATGAAAATTTGCTTTTTTTAGCCGTCGTCCATATCTAGGAAGATGGTTGCTCATATCTAGAGCTTGTAAAAAGGTTTATAAGCTATTTTTAAGGACCTGTCAACTACTAGCTATCTGGTTGAGGGGTCCTCTGTTAGTCTTGAAGCCATCTTTGGCTGTACCGTCGCCAGCTAAAGGGTCAAAAGTAGATAGTCCGGTGGAGCTTCCAAACTGAGCCTGTACGTCCTCAGCGGCCTTGTTTTTGGCTATCTGGCCTATGCTTTCTCTTCGCTTGGCGTTCTCGTCGTGTACAGCGTCAAGGTATTTTTGATTCATTCCTTTTGGAGCAAACATCAAATAAGCTCGCATTGTTCCCCCGTCTGACCCAACGCCTGCTACAACGGATGCAACAGAGTCTTCTTTTTTGTCCATTGTATCATCAAAGCTAAAAGATCCCATGTTAGCAACTTCGGGAAATACGGAAGATGTAACCACCCGCCAGCCTTGCTGCTGAAACTTCTGTACAGCGCCCTTATCATCGTTTTCAATGCGAAAGTCAAAGCGGTCTGTATACATGGGGTTGTTCAAAACGTGTTCAAAGCCTAGCTTTTTTTGCTGCTCCATGTCCGGTCTAAAGCTGGTGTCTATCTCAAAACTTTTTAAAACATCGTCTAGTTTTTGCTCTTGTGTTACTTCTGGAGCTTGTGTCTTGTCTTTGTTACTCATATTTATCACCTATAAAGAAGCGTATCGTTGTTTCATTTTCTCAGCATAACCTTGCATCGTTGGGTCGCTGCTTTTGGCCCACTTGTTATACAAGGCTTTCTCTTCTGCGTTCATCTTGGACAGAGGGTCTGCTGCTGCCGGGGTTCGGCTTGGCGTAGCTACTCGGCTTGGGGCGGCTGATACTGGGGGTGCCACAGACGGGGCTGGGTTTAAGTAACCATTGACCTGCTGCTCAACACTATCAATGTGCTGCTGAATCTCAAGTGAGGTCAACCGTCTACCAACACGCTGCTCTGCTTCAATACAGCTCTTGTTTAGAGCGTTTTTGAACAATGCCTCATAATTAGAATCATAATTTGGGCTGGTAGGGTTTACCTTGGGGTTGCTTTGCCTATAAGCGGCAATAGTTGGATCTTCCCCGTTAGGCACTGGGGAGGCTGAAGGCATGGCTAGGTTTAAATTATCTAGCCCATTCTTAGCAATCTCAAAAGCAGCAAAATCCTCATTTTCTCGCGCCTCTTCCAGCTTACGCTCATACTCTTCTTTTTGCTGGTTAAGCTGAGCGGTCTGCTTGGACATTAAGTCGCCCATCATATGCTCCAGATTAGCAACTTTTTGCCTCTCTTCTTTTTTCTCGCTTAATATTTTTTGCTGAAGCTCAAATGCCTTAGGGCCTTGATAAAAGGCCGGGTCATTCCCATCAGCCACATAGTCATCATAATTATTATAGACCTTTTTCTCAGGTGCCGCTGTAGGCTCTTCAGCGGGCGCAGCAGGCTCGGCACTGGCAGGCTCTTGTGGGGCTACCTCTTCTGTAAAAGGTTCGGCAGGCGCTGCTGTGGCTTGCTCAGCTCCTAGGTTGGCCAGGCCATCAATGACGCTTTTCGGCAGGCCCTCAGTCTCTCTATTCATTATTTGCTCTCCTCAATAGTTGTTAAATAATCATCATCGTTAATGATTGCGTAATGAATCTCTTCATCCCCTTTTTTGTCCGTAAATCCATAGCCTGTGTATTGCTTGAAGCGGATTCGATCACCAACTTTGGGATAATTAGCAACGCCCTCCCTTGGAGCGCATCGTGACACATTAAAGCAGCATGGCCCCATATCAACAATAGTTCCAATGTCTGAGCCTTTTACAGTGCGCTCAAACTCATCCTTGCCAGAGTTTAACTGGAAACCCCAGTCCGTTTTCTCTTCGGCGCTATCCAGTTTGACAATTATTCTAAATAATCCGGCTTTTTCATTCATCGCTATGCCCCTCTTCTTGCTTGGCTATCATTTTATAATTGCCCAACACTTGCACAGGGTCAGCAAAGAACTCAGCAGAGAACTTGCAGCCTTGATTCTGCATTAAAGCATTTAAGGTTTGTTCGTTAGTTTCGCGCATAAAGCCGCGAGATGAGACAACTTCGTCACATTGCTCTATATAGGCTTCAATACATTTAAGGTAAGTTTGGGTTACGGGGTCCCGCTTCCATAGGTCTATCGAGTCCAGCGTTAGCTGTTTGATTGGTTCTTGCATTTCCATCTTCCACTAACTGTCTGTTAGCGGCCTCCAGTAGTTGAATATCTGTCTGTATCTCAGACGCCTCTACCTTGGCAATCTCTCCAATTGCTTTGGCAGTATTCAGAAGGGTTTCTGAATCCGTTTTGTCTAGGTCAGCCAAGGCTTTCTCTAGCTCTGCTTGAATTTTGAGCGCTTCTATCTGATTTTTCGCCACATCAAGCTGTAATCTGTTTTCTCGAACCTGCATTTCCCTGTCTTTAAACTCGGCTTCCATCTGTAGGTATGCCGCTTCCTGCTGTTGCTGAGGGGTTGGACCCTCTTGAGGGGGTGGCAGAAGCTTATCAATGTCGTCAATACCTGCCGCCTTTAAATTGTTTGCTGTGACAGCGTGGTTGTTCATCATGCCTGAACCAATGCCCATAGCGGTTGCTGTGATATATTCAGCTTTAGCCATGCGCTCCACATCTGAACCAAGAGAAGGGTCACAATTAGGTACAACATCACAATTAGCTTCTGCAAAATCATCTTTAATGTTATAAGCAACATCCTCGTCAATAATGCGGTTGTAATATTCATTGTCACCATTCCGCTCAATCATCTTATAAAGTATGCTGATTTCCTGCTTCATGCCTTCATAAAATCGCCACACTTGAGAATTGGGAACCTTCATGGCTTCTTTCATGCGGGCCAAGTAAAGACTTGCAGCCTCGCCAGCTGTCACATCGAGATCCCATACGGCGGCCATCATTTTGTTTGACCCATCCTCCAGGTATTGCATAAGATTAAACAGGGCCATTGAAGGACCATGAGCAGGAATTTGAAATACGCTATCCCTAAGCGACTGGCCGCTAGCGGTTTGAATCGATTGGTACTTGCCAAGTTCAAGCTCAATGAAACCTTCCTGAACTCGCTGTGCTTGATTCATTTTAGGCTGAAGGCTAGAAGACACCAAGCCAGTATTCATTGCGTTATTTTGTATCGTGCCGGCGTCTATTAGCTGTCGTATGTTAGTGTTAATACTCTCAAATACATCAGCCAAGAGGATACCCCATCCAAGACCCATAGGGCTGCCATCAGGATCAGGAAGAAAGATAAACTGAGTGATGTACTCATCACGATTAATATTATAAATCTTTCCTTCATACTCATATACACCCTCCATTTCAAAGCCAGCGACTAGGCGCACCATCTCTTG